ACAACATTCCCTATGGCTGGTGGTAAGACTGGCCTCATGGGTGAAGCTGGTCCTGAAGCTATCATGCCACTAAAGCGTGGTGCTAATGGTAAGCTGGGTGTTCAGATGGAAGGTGGTGGTGGAGACACTATTGTCGTCAACCAATCGTTTAACTTCCAAGCCAATGGTGACGACAGTGTGAAGAGGATTATCGCACAAGCTGCACCTCAGATCGCACAGATGACCAAGAAGTCTATGATTGATGATCGTCGTCGTGGTGGACAAATGAAAGCTACTTTCGGGTAATAGGGAAAGATACTAATAGATGGCACTCACATACCCACTAAATCAACCAACCACTATTGGTATCGAAAGTATTGAGTTACGGGCTGTAAATGCTGTAGCTGTCTCTCAGTCTCCTTTCACCTATAAGCAGCAAGTTATTTCTCACGGAGGGCAGAAGTGGGAAGCCTCAGTTACTATCCCTTCTGTCCGCCGTGACTTAGCTGCTGAGTGGAAAGCTATGCTAGTAGGTCTTAAGGGACAGACTGGCACTTTCCTACTAGGAGACCCTGACTATGCGACACCAAGGGGTGATGTAAGCTCTTGCACACTTACTGGGGTAACTGGCGATGAGACTGTTACTGTCGTTATGACTGGGACACTAAAGGCTGGTGACTATATTCAGCTAGGGGGAGGTTCCTCTGCTAAACTACATCAGGTTCTTGCTGACCAGACTGGTAATGGTTCCCTAGAGATTTGGCCTGCATTAAGGGCTGACTATACAGGTGCCACGGTAGTGCTTGATTCCCCCAAGGGCGTCTTTAGGTTGGCTATTAACCTCACATCTTGGTCTATCAACAATGCTTCTTTCTATGGTATCTCCTTTGAGGCTGTAGAAGTTATAACGTAAGGATAAGATATGTCAAGAGACCTGACCTCTGCCACAATCACTAACATATCAGAAGCCACAGTCTACCCATTCTTTGCTATTGAACTTAACTTTGACAGTGAGATACTGCGGTTGTGGACTGGTCAAGGCACACTTACACTACCTGATACGACACAGTGGATTGGCACAGGAACCTTACTTGACATCTCCGCTATTGAAGAGACCGCTGAAATGGCTGTCAGAGGCGCTACACTGACTTTGAGTGGGGTACCCTCGGAAATACTCTCACTAGCCCTCAGTGAGCCTTATCAGGGCCGTGTGTGCAACATCTACTTCGGAACATTCACTGGTGGTGACTTGACTACGGCACCTAGTAACTTCGATCAGATTTTCTCTGGTTATATGGACCAGATGAACATTCAAGATGGTGCTGAGACAGCTACTATTGAACTGAAGGTAGAGAACAAGCTAGTTGACTTAGAAAGGGCTAGGGTTGCTCGCTTTACATCTGGGTATCAGAAGTCTATCTACCCTAGCGACAAGGGGTTTGACTTCGTAGAAAGCCTTCAAGACAGAGAACTATTCTGGGGTCGCAATGCTGTCAATTAAATACCAACAAGAGTTCCTTTCTCAATTCAAGAGTGATGCTCAAGAGTTGCTGGAACAAGATTGGGATGAGATTGAGCATAAGAAAGACCTGCGTAAGTTAAACCCAGATTGGTCTATCTACGAGTTACTAGAGAAGCAGGGTCAGTTGTATATCTTTACTTGTAGGGATGACCTAAAGCTGGTCGGTTACTTTGTCGTTATCATCACACCTAACCTGCACTGTAAGGGAGATACCCTTGCTGTAGCTGATGTGATCTATCTGGATAAAGAGTATAGGTCAGGTCTGTTGGGCTACAAGCTGTTCTTGTTCGCTGAGTCTTGCATCAGAGATGATGGCTACAAAACCCTACAGGTAACGACAACAGAGATGAACCCGATAGACCCGCTAATGCTAAAGCTGGGCTATAGCAAGGTAGAAACTAAGTTCGAGAAGGTGTTATAAATGGCTGTCTTTACCGCTCTTAGTGTTGCTTTCGCTACATTTGCCAATGGTGCCACTTTTTTTAATGCCTTTGCTACATTCATCTCTGCCGCTGGTTTTACTGGACAGCTCCTGCTGAGTGCTGCTACTAGCCTTGTTCTTAATGCCCTGACACCTAAGCCTTCTGCTAGTGGTGGGGCTAACAGGGGCTATCAGGTAAACTCTAGGGGTGCTGCACTAGACCACCAGATCATCTATGGTAAGGTCCGTGTTGGTGGTGCTATTGTCTATGATGATGCAACGGGCGTAAACAATAAGTTCCTGCATCGTATCATTGCTGTTGCTGGGCACGAAGTACAGTCCTTTGATCGTATCTACATTAACGACAGCTACATTGACTTCGGTGACATTGCTAGTGATGGTAACATCCCTTCTGTCGTTGACCCTGACGGTAGCACATCAACCAGATACAATGATAAAATCCGTATTCAGTTTGGCTATGGTACACCTACCCAGCCAGCTAATGCCGCTCTTGTGTCTGAATCACCTAACTGGACTGCACAGCATACCCTGAGTGGTATTGCCTATATGTATGTCCGACTGGCCTTCGATGCTGATGTGTTCCCTAATGGTATCCCCACGATCACTGCTGAAGTAAAAGGTAAGAAGGTCTATGACCCTCGTACTACCACGACAGTGTGGTCTGATAACCCAGCCCTGTGCTTGCGTGATTACCTTACGTCCAAGTACGGTGTCAATGAAGATACAGATAACATTGATGATACGCTAGTTACTGCTGCTGCTAATGTTTGTGACCAGACTATCTCAGGTCTAGCTAGGTACACTTGTAATGGTGCCTTCACTACTGGTTCTACTCCTTACGATTTGTTGCAGAGTGTCCTAACCTCTATGGGGGGGACTATGTGGTATGCTCAGGGTAAGTGGCGTATGAAGCCTGCTTACTGGACGACACCAGTGATGGACTTGAACGAAGATGACTTCCGTTCTAGTGTCGGTGTAAGCACACGTCATTCCCGTAGGGACAACTTCAATGTCGTTAAGGGAACCTTCCGTGGTGCAGAAACTAACTGGCAGGTCACAGACTACCCACAAGTAACTAACGCTGCTTTTGTCACTGTTGACGGTGGTCAGGAGTCTGTTGTTGATGTGAACCTTGCTTTCACTGATAACTCTATTGAAGCAAGAAGACTAGCTAGGGTAGCCCTAGAAGCCAACAGACAACAGCTTACGATCAGTGCATCCTTTGGCCTGAGAACCTTGGCCCTTCAGGTTGGCGACAATGTGAGGGTTACCAACACTAGGTTTGGTTGGGTCAACAAAGAGTTCACTGTTATGTCGTGGAGCTTTGGTCTCGCTGATGAGTATGACCTTCAGGTGAACATGATCCTGCAAGAGACTGCTGAGAGTATCTTTGATGAAGTTGACGATGGCATTGTTTACGAGAGAGATAACACAGAGTTGTTGTCGCCCTTCTCTGTTCCATCAGTGGGTCTGTCTGCTGAAGTAAGGTTGCAGGTTCTTAAGGAGAAGCTAACTAACATTGTGGCTATCACAGTAAGTTCAGGTTCGCCTGAGCGTATTGACTCGGTAGAAGTCCAGTTTAAGAAGGCTGAGGATAGTGTTTACATTAGCCTTGGGACAGGTGAACTTGGCGTCTTTGAGGCTATCGACTTAGACGATGGTCTATATGACTTCAGGGCTAGGGCTATCAACACTCTTGGTGTCAAGGGTGAGTTTGAGTTCTTGCCTAACATCCAAGCTGAAGGTCTTGCAGAACCACCAAGCACACCAACGGGTCTTATCGCTGAGGTGTCTGGTGACAGCACTACCTTAGAGTGGACACCCGTAGCTGATCTTGACTTGTCGTTCTACCGCATCAGACACGCTGTAGAGACCTCTGGGGCCACTTGGGCCAATGCCACTACCGCTATTGATAAAGTGCCACGTCCAGCCTCCTCTGTGACCCTACCGGCCCGTAGTGGGACTTACATGATTAGGTCTTACGATAAGGGACAGTTTGCCTCAGAGGGTGTCGCTAGTGTTGTCGTCACTGAGGGTCAATTACCTTCCTTCACGAATACACTAACACAGACTGAAGACCCTACCTTCTCAGGGACAAAGACTGGTTGTAGTGTAAACGGTAGTGACTACCTTGAGATCACAGACCCATCCGTAGGTCCATCAGAAGCTACCTACGACTTTTCTACCTACATTGACACTACGACAGTGCGTAGGGTTAAGGCAAGGGTAGATGCTGCTATACTCAGGATCAACGAGGCTGGCAATACTTTTGAGGATTTAACTGGTAACTTTGACGACCTAACAGGTTTGTTTGATGATTTGTCTGGAGAACAGAACTTTGCTGACACTAACGTAGAGTTCTTTATATCAACGACAGGTGATGACCCTGCTGGCACACCCACTTGGAGTGCATACCAGAGGTTTAGGGTTGGTTACTTTTCTGGTCGGGCTTTCCGCTTCAGGGCTGTATTAAAGAGTTCCTCTAATAATGTAACGCCCAACATCACAGACCTTAGCGCAACAGTGGAGTATAACTAATGTCGCAAAAC